TCATCATCTTACTAAACTATTCAATCATCCTAATCCTCATATATCAAGACAGGACATATTTGAACTTCTGGTATCTTGGTTAGAATTAGTTGGCAATGCTTATCTGAAGAAAGTCAAGGCAGGATCAACCACAGTGGAACTTTGGCCAGTCAGCCCAGATCGTATGTCTGTTGTCCCGTCAAAGGATGTTGAGGAGTGGTTGAAAGGATATAGTCTGGATCAGGATAAAGGAATCACTTTCGAACCCGATGAGATTATCCACATGAAATTCTTTAACCCAGCCAACCCACTTACGGGATTATCTCCACTCGAAGCTGTCAGTAAAACTGTTGATGTAGATGTAGATCAGCAGAACTGGAATAAAGCTGCTATGCAGAATCGTGGAGTATTAGATGGACTGATTGCCCTGGATAGGGATTTAACAAGTCAGGATGAGGCTGATGCCTTGACTGAGAAGTTAAACGAAACAATCAAAGGTCCAAAGAATGCCAGACGATTAAGAGTTATTGGATCTAACGCTAAGTATTTGAGAACTGCCGCTACTCCTATTGAAATGGATTTCTCTAATTCAAGGAAGGAAAATAGAAATGAGATCTATATTACTTTTGGGGTGCCTCCCCAATATGCCGGTGCTCAAGAATCTTCAACCTATAATAATTATCAGATCAGTGAGCTGGTATTCTGGGTAGGCACTATCCTTCCATTACTTGACGATATCAAAGATACGTTTAACTTTAGTTTTGCAGAAGAGCTTGGTGAAGGAGAGACGCTTGGATATGATACTTCCAATATACAGGCCATACAGAGAGCATTAGAGGAAAGAACCAAAGTATCTAAGATCCTGTTCAACATGGGTGTACCGTTTTCACAGATCAATAAGATATTCCAGTTTGGTGTTGAGGAGTTTGATGGATGGGAGAACTCCTATGTTACAACAAGTGAGGGAGCTACTCCGAAACCAGCAGAAGATGTAGTGCCTGAGGATGAGAGAAGTATTCAGGATATACCTAAAAAAAAAGTTTTCGCTTTGAGAAAAGATCAATAGAGGATATTGCTAAGAAGAAAGATGAGATTGCGGAAAAGGAAATACAGCCGATGGTAGAAGATCTACTCAGCACCCAACAGAAAATGTTATTCAGTGAATTAGATGGCGGTGGCAAACAGATTGCCGGTGTTATTGCAATGGCTGATGATGACTGGGAGGAGTTGATCAGAAAGATTTATTTGGATGTTGGTCTTGAGTTCGGGAAGGATGTAGTAGTTGAGAGAAGGGAAGTCGAAGATCCATTATCAGAAGCTCTTGACAGTGAGATGGACATACTCAGAGAGAAAACAGATATACAGGATGGCACTATTGACAAGATCGACAAACAGATGAAAGAAGGAGTAAAGCAGGGATGGAGCACAGGACAACTTCAACAGGCTATACTGGATACGGGCATATTTGATTCCGCCAGGGCATTACGCATTGCCCGGACAGTCTCCGGTGCCGCTGCATCACAGGGTCAGTGGATTTCAGGAAAACTCGTGGGTGCCGATACTAAAATCTGGAGTACTGCAGGAGACAGCCATGTAAGACCGAGACATCAGAAGTTGGATGGAAAAGCCGTTGGCATCGATGGGCTATTTCCTAATGGTGGAAGGTATCCAGGTGATTCGTTACTGAGTGCTGCTGAGAGGATCAACTGTAGATGTGCTTTGATGTTTGAGTTGAGAGGGAAGGGTGAGCTGACTCCGGATGCTATTTTGCCTGGAGAAGAGGTTTCAACTAAGAAATGGATATCGCATAAAAATATGAAGGAATTGGACGAAGAATTTTACGAATTAGGGTTAGGAACTTTTTATAAGGCTGAAGGTATGAGCGACGCAAGCGCGGCTAAAATCATCAATGGAACTGGAGAGCATATGACCGACGTGTTTGATCGATTCCCCGTTCTTGATGATATGGCAAAAAACAATAAGGTGTTTGATTTTCAATTGGAAAAGGGGAGTGGCTGGAGAGATGGAGATAGTCTCACTATTGGTGAATACAATTATCAGAATAGGTCAATAAGAATAGCATCGGGTAAGAAGAAGGCAGACACATTATCGATAGGAAATAAGAAACATAATATCGGAAATGATTATAACTCAACTGTAAGACATGAATATGGTCATCATACATACAGGCGGAGTGTACCTTTTGAACAGAAGAAAGAGTTCAAGGAATTATGGAAGAGTTCTGGAGAGAAAAAGTTTTTTGAGAAAGAGGTTAGCAAATATGCTGGAACTTCGAGTGAAGAAGCATTTTGCGAATGCTTTAGCGCGTTTACGTCTCCTAAGTATAATACTGGAAAAAATACAACTTTGCCAAAAGATATAGAAGATTTCTTTATTAAATTATTTGGAACGGGAGAATAATAATGTTAGTAGAACCTAAATGTTTCGAAAGAGATTGCAAACATTATCTTGGAATTATTCAACCAGATGATACTGAGATGACCGAGACTAATTACTGTGAAGCATTCCCTGACGGAATACCGTTTGAAATTGCTTATGGAGATAATGACCATACAGACCCATTTGAAGGGGACAACGGAATCCAGTTTGAAAAGAAATGAAACAAATATCAATCATAGCCGAAATGAATTATTAAGGGAGCCGGACAAATGAGAGTTCAAATATCAGGGAGTGTCTATTGTCCGAAATGTAGTTATGCAATGTATAAGTTGCCAAGGTATCGGCCCGACGCGACTATAAGAGTAAAGTGTAGTAATGATAAATGCATATTATTTGATGTTATATTCTATGGCCCAACAGTAGAAATTGAGAAGTGTTGATATGAGACCGATAACAATATTCAGGTATTATTCTGGAGTGTATACGTTCACGTGGGAAGTTTGTTTGAATTGAAGGGAGCGAAGTCGTGATTAGTCTTGGGATTTGCTTTGAACCTATTGACTGGAATTTAAAACCACAAGTTCATCGTGGTTACAAAGAAGTCGTGTTTCTATGGTTGTGCTTTGACATAACTATTGACTGGTGTTGCTGAGGAGGTGAATGATATGCCAAGAGGAAGCGGAACGGGACCTCCATCCGGATCGAAAGGACCAAGGAATGGGCAGGGTGGTGGTAAAGGCGTGGCTGGTGGAAAAGGAACCGGCCCTAAAACTGGTGGTAGGAAGGGTGGTTGTTAAATGACCCAAACCCAGGCCGAAAACATACAGCAAGAGATTATGAGACTTTGTGCTAAACATGGTCTGTGGTCAAAGACAGAACGAGAACATAAGCCGGGATTAAAGATGATCAAGATCGAAGTCAGCATTAAGGTCGATAACTAAACTACGGGAGGGTTTGGAGGATGAAGGAATACGAAAAATATGAAGAGGTCATAAAACGGGAGAGATTGAAAAAGCTAACTTGTGATTTATGTGGCGCGGAAGGTGTAGGGGCAGGGTGGAAAAGTTCAAAATGGAACACAAACGAAACAAAAATAGAAGTGACTGTATTACAGACCGAAGGGTTTAATTATCCTGAAGGAGGTTCTGGGACTGAGTATGTCATTGATTTATGCCCGGAATGTTTTAAAAACAGGCTGGTTCCGTGGTTGATGTCTCAAGGTTCTAAAATTGAAGAAAAGGAATGGGATTGGTAAAGTTTGATTAACAACTAAATAACCACTACAACACGAGCACCATATAGGGCCGGTTGATAATCCTGAAAAGGGATTGTTACCGGCCTTTTATTTTTGGAGAAAGAGAATTGAGAATAATTTAATACAGGGAGATTTGGATATGAAAAAGTTAGTCCCAATTATTGTTTTATTGACTTTGGCAGTTGCATGGACTGTTTGTACCCATGCAGCCACACAAGATGATTTCACCTTAACCGTCCTCAAAGACAATAACCCTGTAAGAGAATTTAACGGCGAAGTGGCAATTCCGTTCGACACTGAGTACAAGCTCAGGCTTAAGAATAGCAACCATCGGCGCTGTTCTGCCACAGTTTGGATTGACGGAGCCAAAGCCAGCGAGATAGGCAACTTCATTATTGATTCTACAGACTATCTGGATCTTGAGCGATTCCTTGACAGGTCATTGACTGAGGGGAAGCGGTTTAAATTTGTTCCCCTTGATCATCCTGATGTAGATGATCCAAACAGAGTAGAAAATGGCATTATCAAGGTTGAGTTTAGGCTTGAAAAGCTGGCTGAGATAATGCCGAAAGACAACTTTTATTACAAACACCTTCGGACCCCATATAATCTTCTTGAGTTAGATATAAGCTCGGATATGACTATGGTTTTCGGCGTCAATGATATGCTTACAATAACGATCGACACTGGTACTTTGACCACAACGGTAAACAGTCTTACTCCTAACGATTCATGGGTTACTGATGCCTCAACTTTATGTTCAGCCACAAGTGCCGGGGCAACCGTGCCAGGGAGCTATTCAAGCCAGGCGTTCTATAAGGTTGATTTTGATGGTGAGGATGAGATTGTTACATTGCAATTAAAGATGGTGGGAATTTGAGATGTCAGTACAAATTAATAAAAAGGGACAGACTAACGCAAGGGGAATGATACGAGTTGGGAATATTAACTCTACTACCGCCTGGTCATTCTCTGCAAGTGATGGAAATAAATTGCTTGGTGGTAAGGATGGAGACAACTGGGCAGAATATTCAAAGTGGCATTTGGCAGAGGATACATCAGCTCAGAAGAAAACTAAAGCAAGATATAAGTACCCATTCGGGAAAAATGGTAAAATTTATCTATCCGCTTTGAGGGCAATCAGAACAAGGTCAGCCCAGGCCGGACGTGTAAATATTTTCAATGCCGCTGGAGAATTGCTGGACAGTGCAAAGGCTAAGATTGAAAAGAAATCTGCACCCGTCCATATTGAGACAGCAGATATGGAAGATCTTATTAACGCAGTTAGAGACTATTCAAACACTATCCGCAACACGTCTGCAATAGTCGTTGAAGAGGAGATGGACATGGCAAAGAAAGAAGTAGAGAAGACTACAGTGGATGGAGAGTTGGAGAGAAGGGGAGTTGGTGAGATAAGATCAACTGATGAGCAAGGAATCATTGAAGCTTATCTGACACGTTGGAATTCTGTAGACTCTTATCGTAGTACTTTTAAAGAGGGTTCTTTCAAAAAGACCTTTGAGGAAAGAGGTAACAAGATCAAGTTGATTTGGAATCATGAGGAATTGATCGGTAAAGTGATTGAGGCCAGAGAGGATCAGCATGGCCCGTTTGTAAGAGGACAGATCAATCTTGAGACAGAGGCAGGACGGGACGCTTTCGCTCATTGCAAAGCCGGGGATGTAACAGCGTTCTCATTTGGATTCAATACTATACAGGACAAGTGGGTAGATGGTATCAGGAACGTTAGTGAAGTTCGGTGCATGGAATGTGGTCCCGTTATCTTTCCAGCCAATGAGAAGGCTGATATTACCCAGGTGAGAGAAGAACCAAACGGAAAAGAAGGAACTGAGGAAGTGGTTGAGACTGCTGTAGTTGAACCAGAGGAAAAGAATGCAGTTGACTTCGATGAGACGTTACTCTCTAACGAGCTTTCCAATGCTGGATACAAACTCTTCTCTGCTCTGGATCAGACCTTGATGGATATCTGGTGGACTCCATTACCGGAGGACCAAAGTCCGGTAGGGTTAGTGGACGAAGCGATCCAGAAGTTTCATGGTGCCTATGTCGAGTGGGCCGGTAACTATGTCGATCATTTTTCAGAAGGACAAAGATCAATACCAAATGCAGGAGAAATTGCTGCCGCTTTGTTCAAGCACAGCCAAGGCGAT